ATGTGGCCTGTGGGGGCCCGAGCAAACCCCCCGGCACACCCCCGGGTACAGCTTTCGTCGAAACCGGGTGCTCCGGGGCGCCAGCAGAACGCTGGGAAAGCCCCCTGGGTCCAGCGCGCAGAATCGGGCCCGAGCAAACCCCCCGGCACACCCCCGGGTACAGCTTTCGTCGGAACCGGGTGCTCCGGGGCGCCAGCAGAACGCTGGGAAAGCCCCCGGGGTCCAGCGCGCAGAATCGGGCCCGAGCAAACCCCCCGGCACACCCCCGGGTACAGCATCCTGCGGAACGCCGTCAGCCGTTCGGATCTTCGGTCTTGTCCTGCTTGGCTACCGCGGCCGGGTTGGTGATGGGATTGGCCTTGTGCGCCGTGGGGCGCGTGACCTGCTCGTCGCTCACTTTGAGCACGGCGGCCTGGCGGTACGCGGTGCTCGCTGGGTCGCGGATGTAGGTCTTGCCGTTCCAGACGATGGCGCCGGGCGGGGGGCCGCCGTCGGTCCGGTCGATCGTGCCCTCTCGTGTGCCGTCTGGGCCGAGCAGGTTGTGTCGCATCTGGTGTTCTCCTGGGAATCAGATCGGGAATATTTTCGCACGCGTTGCGGGTCGTGGACGCTCCTACTGGGCGTCCGCCGCGGCGGCGCGGGCCTTCCGCCGTGCCCGGTCGAGCCTCGGGGTGCCGCCGGGACTCCTGGCCTCGCGGATGGCGGCGGCGGCGGCCCTGGCCTCGGCGATGGTGTCGTCGAGCCGCTGCACGGCGTCGATGAGGCCCATGTCTTTGGCCTCGGCCGCGGTGTACATGCGTCCGTCGGCGGCCGCCCGGACATCCTTGAGGGTCATCCCGGCGGCCTTGCGGCCCGCGGCGACGGCCTGGATGAAGAACTCGCCGTGGGTGTCGACGATGTGCTGCGCGTACTCGAGGTGCTCTTTCGGGATCTCGGCGCCGCTGGCGAAGGCCCCCTTGTAGGCGCCGGTGGAGACGACGAAGGTCTTGATGCCCTCGGCGGTGAACTGCTCGCTCTGGTCGTAGAGGACGATGAGCGTGCCGATGCTGCCGATCCAGCTCGTGGCCTGGGCGGCGATCTTGCCGGCCTGGCTGGCGGCGTAGTAGGCGGCGGACCCGGCGTCGTCGTCGACATGGGCCCACGAGGGCTTCTTCAGGCCGGCCTTGCGGATGTCCTCGGCGAGCTCGGGGGTGCCGGCGGCCATGCCCCCGGGGCTGTCGACGATGTACACCATGGTCTCCACATCGGCGTCGCGGAGGGCCGTGCGCACGGCGCGGCGGGTGCGCTGCGTGTTGGTGACGCCGGCGAAGCTGCTCTCGCCCTTGACCATGACGCCGGTGATGTTGATGACCCCGACGCCGGTCTCGTCTTTGGTGTAGAGCAGCTCCTGGACGTCCGGGTTGTCCCCGGGCTCGGTGACTGCCATCGGCCCCGTGATGGAGAGGGGGCGGCTGGTGCGGAGGCGGCCCGCGGCGTGCTCGGTGACCAGGGCGCGGCCGACCTCGGGCCGGATGAGCCATGGCCCCATGTGGTGGGAGTGGCAGGCCGGGGTGTGCGGCTCGTCGTCAAGGATTCGGGTCTGGGGCATGGTCGGTCTCCATCTCGGTAAACAGGAGCCCGGTGAGTGTACGGGCGGCGTCGACCGCGCGGCTCCGCGCCCAGGTGTCGGGCAGGTTCGCCGTGGCGTTGTGGTCGGTGTCGTCGGCAATGGCCTTCATGCCGGTGGTGACCCACCAGGCGGCGAAGGCGGCGGCGACGCGCGGCGCGTCGATGGCGGGCGGCGGCTTCCCGGCGGCGGCGGCGATCATCGCGCTGGCGGCCCTGACGGTGGTTTCGGTGTGCTCGGCGAGCTGGGCCTCGAGGCGCGGGTAGAAGTCGGAGGCCCATTCGCTCATCTTGGTGCGGCCGCCGGCGGCGGCCCGCCTGACGGCGTTGAGCTCCTTCGCGGCGGCCCATGCGCAGCTGGTTTCGAAGAGCTCGGTCGCGCTCGCCCGCAGGGATGTCTCGTCGGGGCCCAGGGGTGGCCCGCCCTTCTTTCGCTCGTCCTTCGGGCCCTGGCGGCCCTCCGCGGCCAGGTGGCTCGGGACGAGGGCTCGGTTGACGTAGTAGACGTCGCCCACATCACCGATCCCGTTCTCGTTCTCGGCCTCGCGTATGTCGTTCTGGCTCATCGAGCCGGCGAAGAACCGCTTGGTGTAGTAGTCGCTCCTCGCGCGCTGGTCGCCCCGCATGTACCCGTTCACCAGGTGCTCGAGGTAGACGGTTCCCCAGAGGCGCGGGTCGATGAGCTTGCGGGTGGCTTCCTGCTCCCACCGGCGGAGCCAGGCGCCGAGGGTGCTCACGACGTGGTCGATGCCCTGCGCCTCGATGTTGTTGTTCGTCATCCGGTCGAGGTGGCCGACCTTGTGGGGCGCGACGCGGAACCATCGGCAGATGTCCTCGACGGCGAACTTGCCGCTCTGGATCATCTGGGCGTCCTCGGGTTTGATGCTGATGGACTCGAACTCGAGGCCGTGCTCCAGGACGCCGACCTGGTGTGCCTTGTCCGGCCCGTCGGCGTAGAGGGTGCGCCACTGCTCGCGGAGCTGGGCTTTGGCTTCCGGGGTGAGTTTGTTGGCGGTCTTGAGGAGGCCGGTGAGCTTGGTGCCCTGCCCGAAGTAGCTGGACTCGAACTTCTGGATGGCGAGGGCCTTGCCCAGGCTTTCGCGGGCCTTCTGGGCGACGGACCAACCCTGGATGCCGTCGGGCCCGAGGCCGTGCAGGTGGAACATGTCCTGCGGCTCGAAGTACATCGGCTTGAAGCCCAGGTCGGATGCTTCCACCAGGTACCAGAGCTTGCCGCTGATGCGTTTGGGGTGGCACCGGGAGGCGTGGATCGGCCAGAGGTTGACCGGCCGGCCGGCGCCGTCGCGCTCGATCTCGGCGAACCCCCCGCCCCACCCGAGGGCGGACGCGGTGGTGGTCTCGCGGAACGACATCGGCCCCATCTCGTGGTTGGGCTCGATGTTAAAGATCCGGTAGGTCGGGAGGTTGTCGAGCCGGCGCTTGCCCCGCGGCTTGGTGCGTTCGTAGGTGTGGAACGGCAGCTGGGCGACGTCCTCGGCGATGACGCGGATGCACGCGAAGTACGCGGAGAGGGCCAGGGCGGATTCCGGGGTGACGCGGGTGCCGGCGGCGGTCCGCGGCCCCACCCAGCTGTCCAGCATCCAGGTGTGCGGGTCGTGGATGCCGCTCTCGCTGCTGGAGGTCGCGTGTGGCGTGGGCAGGAGGTTGCCGAGGAGGCTCATGGCCTGCTCCGTCTGTAGGCGTACGCGCTGCTGTCGATCCAGAGCAGGGCGCCGACGGCGATCGGGGCGGCGGCGCGGTGGATCTGGGACGTCCCCCACCATATCAGCGCGAGGGCCCCCGCGGCTTGGGTGACCCTGGTTGCGGCGCCGGCGGTCTTGCCCAGCCCGGCCGCGGCGGCGCGGAGCCGGTGCCGCGTGTGGGGGCCGTGGTGCTGGGGGTCGGTCGACCGCGCGGTTGGCATGGGGTGGCTCCCTGCCCCTAGTCTATCCGGGTTCAGAGCACGGTGAACGGGCTTTCCTCGATGTCGCCGGCGTCCTCGTCGAGCATCAGGCGGCCCAGGGCCATCAGCAGGGCGACGATCATGTCGATTTTCCTGGCGTCCTGCCGCTCCGCCTTGACCGGGCGGATGTCCTCGTTTTCGTTGACCCTAACCTGGACGTTGCCCGCCTGCCAGTTGGCGACGGGGTGGCCGCCGTGGCGGATGCCGCCCTCGCTGAGGAGCCTCTCGAGATACTTGCATGGCCCGGTGAAGTTGACGATCGTCTGGGTGAACGGGGTGATGTTGATGCCCTCTTTCATGAGGGTGGTGATCGTGTGGACGGCGTTGTGGGGGTCGCAGGCGATGCTCCGGAACGGGGTAACCTCGTGGACGGCCATGATGTGGGCGAGGATGCAGTCGTAGTCGATGATCGACCCCTCGGTGGCGTAGATGGCCCCCTCGGCGTGCCACTGGCTGTAGGGGACGAAGTCGCGTGTTTCCCGCTCCCGCATCCCCTCCTCCGGGATCCAGACGTCCCAAAGGACGTCGATGGTGCCGTCCTCGAGCCGGAACACCCGTGTCAGGGCCGCGGTGTCGCGGGTGCTCGCGAGGTCGAGCCCGGCCCAGCACTCGTGGCCTGCGTGGTCCTCGGGCTGGCCCCCGCAGGCGTCCCACTGCTCGCGCTTGATCCAGACGGTCTCGCTCTGCGTCCAGATGTTCAACCTGTACCGCTTGAAGGTGTTGGTCTTGGACGGGGTGTTCTCGGCCTCGATGAAGTCCTGGCGGAAGTCCTCGAGGGCGATGGTGTGCCCAAGGCTCGGGTTCGCCTTGAACCACGTGGCTTCGGCCTTCCAGTCGTCGTCGGTCCCGGCGGCGCGGATGTACGGGAAGAAGGCGAGGTCGTGGTACTGGCCGTCGGCGACCCGTTCGGCGTACTGGTGCTGTTCCCAGCAGATGGAGTTGCGGTCCCATCCGGCGGTGGTGATCGCGACCAGGAGGGGCTGGCGCCTGGCGGAGCCGGCGTACCGGAGCACGTCCCACATGAGGCGGCTCTTGTGGGCGTGCAGCTCGTCGATCACGGTCGCGCTGGCGTCGAGGCCCTCCGAGGTAAAGGTCTCTCTGGAGAGGGCGACGAGGCTGCTGCCGGTGGCCTCGAAGGTGATGGTCTTGGTGCTCTTGTAGGGCCTGGTGACGGCGGCCAGGTCCGGCTGTGCGGCGCAGAAGGCCGCGGCTTCCTCCCAGACGATGCCCGCTTGTTTCCGGTCGGTGGCGGCAAGGAAGACGCGGGCCCGCTGCTCGCCGTCGCCGATCAGCATGAAGTTGGCGATCGCGGCGGCGAGGGTGGACTTGCCGTTTTTCTTCGGGATCTCGATGTACGCGACGCGGAACCGCCGGGTGCCGTTCGGTCGTTTCCATCCGAAGAGGGGGCCGAGGACGTCCTCCCGCTGCCAGTCGAGGGGGTCGAATGGTTGGCCGGCGAGCTCGCCCTTGGTGTGGCGGAGGAACTGCCGGCAGAAGAGGATCGGGCGGTCGGCGGCGGCCCGGTCGAAGTAGTAGCCCTGGCAGGCCGCCCTCTCGTCGTTCTCGCTCTTGATCTGGTCGAGCCATCCCTCGTCGCGCGCGCGGCGGCGTGCGGCCTGGGGCGTGAGTTTGTCTGCCATGGGGTCAGCCTGCCGAGGTCGCCGGTGCCGGCTTGCCGTTGATCCGCAGGAAGCCCTCGAGCGGGCTCTGCGGGCTCAGTGTAGGGGCGACGGCGATCCTGGTCCTGGCGCTCGGGGTGAGGCCGTACTCGAGCTCGATGCGGAGGAGCTGGTCGGCCAGCTTGGCGGCGATGTTGACCTGGGGCCATTGCTGGACGTACTTCGGCTGGCCCTTCTCGTCCTTAATGGTGTAGACCTCGCCGTTGGTCTGGAGGAACTCCTGGACCCGGCGCCACCTGGCGTGGATGGAGCAGTAGCGGGCGATGATGGCGGCGTCGGCCTTGGTGGCCAGGCCCATGCGGTCCAGCAGCCTGAAGGTGCGGTGCCAGCACTCGACGGCAATCTCGTCGGTGAGCCAGGTCGGGATCTGCGGCTTCCCCTCGGGCGGCTGGGGCTCCGCGGGGTTCATGGCCCGCTTCCGAGGGTTGCCCCGCAGCTCTCGCAGGGTGCTCGGGGCCGGCTTCGGACCTCGTGGTGCCATGGGGAGACTATACGCGGGGCCGGGATGGCCGTCGGCGTCGGCCCGACGCGGGCTTTACCTACGACCTCTTCTCGGACCTACGCTGCCATCTGCACCGCGAAGATCGCCCACGCAACCTTGCAGATTACATGCAGTACCTGATCGGTGTGGTAGCCGTACCACTTCTCGCACTTGCCAAAGTCGATCGCGGCGTGAATGGCGATCTCGAAGACCCCAAGCAGGACGCTCCCGGTCACCAAAGCAACGCCCCCGCCGTGGATGATCGCGTGCGACAGCAAGCAGTGAGGCCACACCCGCACCTGGAGGTTGAGTGCCGAGTGCCGGTCTTTGCCGACAGCGAGGTAGTCTCCTTGGAGCGGGTAGTCAGCGAGGGCGTGGCCCACAAGAAGCCAGAAGAACATCGTCATCATGGGGTGCTCCTCCCTTCGAGGCGGTTCCTGAGGTCGTCGATGTTGACACGGATGGACTTGTCGGCTTGGAGCCTCATCACAAGCGAGTGCAGAACCTCGTATAGCATCTGCGTGGACGGGTTGGTCTCCTTTCTGTTGATGTTCTTTTCGCACTGGTCGATGTGATCGGCGGCATCTTCGGCGAGCTTGACCACCTCGTCGAGGCCGTGCGCCGTGCTGAGCCAGCGAACATCCCGAAGCCGATCTGAAAGAGTCTTGCTCACTCCGTCTCTCCCTTCGCAGCGTCGGTGTTGCGAGGCGCGTGCTTGAGGTCGTACATGGCGTCCTCGATGTCCTCGATCGCGTCCTTGTGCCCCCAGTAGTTCGACCACTCCGGTTCCTTGCCGACGACGATTTGGTATGCCCGGGACAGAGCATCCTCGGCGCGGTCCCGCTCCGCAAGCACCTGGAGGTCAGCCTGTTCCTTGAGGGTCGGCAACTTTGGATCGACCCATCGGATTACCAGATCATCGTCGATCAGGGCCACGCTCTCCGGCTGCTCGGTGCCGTCGTAGTCGTCGCCCCACTCGATCTGCATTGCCTCGTGCCACGCCTCGATCGCCTCGGTGAATCCGGGCGCATCGACCACGCGAGTCTGCCCGTCAAACTGGATCATGTACGCGCTCATCGTCGCTCCTTTTCATAACGATCATTATCGGTCGTCCGTCGCCCGTGCGTTGATGGCGTCGGCTGCCAGGCCGAGCAGGATCGTCGGCATGTCTCCAGACTCCTCGCACCCGATCGCGTCCAGATATTGCTCGACCGCCTCGGCCAGCCGCTGGTGTTCTGTGGGGTCTTGGCTCGTGGCCTCGGCCGCCGCGGCGTCGGCCAGGCGGAGGGTGTCACGGGCCCTGCTCTGGGCCCACTCGCGGAACTGATCCCGCATGTCGCCCCATTTCTCCGGCGTCGCGTTGGCGATGTTCCTCAGCTCCGCTTCCGCCCGCTCGGCACGATCGCGGATGGCGTCTGCCTCCCCTGCGGCGGCGATCGGGCCGGGGGCGGCGTTGCGGAGGGCCTCGTCGATCTTCACCACTGTCGTGTGTGTCGTCGGGTCGAAGCCCGGGATGTCTACGGCCTGTTCGACGGCGGCGATGATGATGCTGCGCGCCTCTCTCAGAACCTCCCGCATCCGCCTGGCCTCATGCTCAAGGACCCGCTCGGTCGCCATCGTCATCCTCCCCGCCCGTCGTGGGCGTTTGCCCTGGTGTGTTTGCGTACCGCCCGGCCGATGTAGTCGCTGACTGCCGCCCTGATCATGTCGCTCCTGCTGACCCCCGCGGCGGCGGCGGCGGTGTCGAGGATGTCGGCCTCGTCGGCGTCCATCCGGACGCTGATCATGGTGGCCCGGGGTCGGTCGACCGCGCGGCTCCGCGGCTCGAATCTGGCTGTCGTGGTCACTGGCGCTCCTATCGGAATAGCCTGCGGATGGCCCGGCCCGCGGCCTTGCCCGAGGCCCGGCGTGCGGTGCGTCGGCCGACGCGGTTGCGGCGGACGGCGTTGATGTCCCCGAGGATCCTGGCGATGGTGTAGAGGGCCCGCCTCATCATCGGCCCCGGCACGGCAGTCCGCCCTTGGTGTGGTGTGGTGTCGGCGCCCCGTGGGCGTCGGTGCTGACGATGCGCCTGCAGGACCCGCACCGGCACAGGCCGGTGCGGAGCATGCGCTCTCTCGTCGCCAGGCCCTCATCGGTCAGGTACCATCGGTCGAGGAGCGTGGCGGGGATCCTCGCCATCTTCCGGTCCATGTCGTCGGTGAGTTCCTTGGCGGCTGTCCCGAACTTCTCGAGGTCAGTCAGGGCCATGTAGATGTTGTAGATGTCCGGGGCGCCGTCCATGATCTCATGGATGCCCTGGATGTCGGTCGGCCCGTGCTCGGCAAGATGGTGCACCAGGATGCGGTGTGCGGGGCTCTGGAGGATGGCGTTGGCCTTGGCGAGGGTTTGGTCGATGTCGTGGGCGAGCTGATCGGTCGGTGTCATGTTCGGTTCCTTTGTGCTCCGGCCGGCCTATCCCGGCCCGGGCCCTCGGGTCGACCGCGCGGGCTCGGCCCTCGGGCGCGGGTCGGTTACCGCCGGCGGTGGATCGAGCAGGTCCCGTCGCAGTAGGTGGTCTGGCCCATCTGGTCGTGGGGGCCGGCGGGGTGGCCGTCGCACTGGCTGGCGAGCCATGCCCGCGCCGCTTCTCGACCGTCGCGGGCGGCGTCGCCTCCGGCGGCGGCTTCGACGATCCTTTCGAGCAGGCCGCCGCTGTCGGGCCCGTTGTAGATCTGGTCGTGCGTCATCCCTCGCCCGAGGAGGTAGTCGGCGGCGGCGTTCACGACGGCCCTGGCGGCTGGCGTTTGGGCCGCGGGGAGCACGGTCTTGGGCGCGCACACCCCGCCGGTCGCCCCCTCCTCGTACTCCTCGCGCTCCGCCATGGGCATGGCAATCCACGCCGACCAGTCGCCGGTGAATCCCTGATCGCGGCGAGCGTACTCGTAGGCGGCTCGGTCGTCGCTTCCGCCGCGGGTGATGGTCTCGGCCGCGTCGAGCAGCGCGTCTCGCATGCGCGGACACTCGGCGATGTCGGCGGAGCAGGCCGCATTCTCAACCGTGTGGGCCGAGTTGGGCATGCCGCAGTGTGGGCAGTCCTCCTGGTGCTCGTCGGCGGCGGCGGATGCGGCCAACTGCCTCGCGTTCCGCTGCTCCTCCAGCTCGGCGTCGGGGTCGAACGCCAGTCGCACACGCCGCGCGGCGCACTCCTCGCAGTACACGCCGGTCCCCCGCTCGTGCGTGCAGTGGGTCTCGTGCTCGCAGCTGGCCGAGTCGCACTGGGTTGTCATGTCATGCTTCACGGTTTTCATGTTCGGTTCCTTTGTGCTCCGGCCGGCCTATCCCGGCCCGGGCCCTCGGGTCGACCGCGCGGGGTCGGCCCTCGGGCGCGGGTCGGCTTAGCTGGCGGCGGCGACGATCGTCCATCGCTGGGTCGTGGCGGGGGTGGCGTCGAGGTCAAGGGTGTTGGTGGCGGCGAGGCGTCGGAAGAGCCGGCCGTCCAGCTCGGCAAGGTCGAGGCGGGCGGCCTTGACGGCCTCGTAGACCTCGCGGGCTTGGATCTGGCTGCTCTCTGCACCGCGCATCAGGACCTCGGTCCTGGCGTCGATCTGCTCGTCGATCTCGCGGACATGGCGGGCGGCGTCCTCGAGGACCTCGGCCTTGCGGGCCTCGAGGGCGGCGATCTTCTGGGCGGCGTCGGTGATCTCGCGGGTGGTGGTCATCGTCTGGGTTCCTTTGTGCTCGGTGGTCCGGTTGGTCGCGGTGTTCCTCATCTGTCATACAGTATCGTCCTACGGGGCGGGTTTGTCGAGCCCTTCGGCGCGGAATCCCGAAAGAACCCAAGATTTTCGGGGGCGGGTCGGCGCCTACTCGAGGCGGACCCCGGGCTGGCGCTCGCCGTCGGCGTTGCACCGCTCGGCCTCGACCGCCGTCAGGGCCTGGTAGCGGCGGACGATCACGTCGCAGTAGCCCGGGTCGATCTCGAACCCCCAGCACCGGCGGCTCATCTGGTCGGCGGCGATCAGGGTGCTCCCGCTGCCCAGGAAGGGGTCGAGAACGATGTCGCCCGGTCTGGTGCTCCTGGCCATGAGCTCGGCGAGCATGCCGACGGGCTTCATCGTGGGGTGGTCCCGCGAGGCCTGGGGCCTGTCGAAGAGCAGGACGCTGTCGGTGGTCGGCGGCGGCGCGAGGTGGGTCTGGCCCCGTTCCTCGGGCGTCCAGCCGTAGAACACGGTCTCGTGCTGGTAGTGGTAGTCGGTGCGCCCGAGCACCAGGGCTTGTTTCTTCCAGACGAGGGTTTGCTGCCAGACGCCCTGGTCGCGCAGGGCCCGGGCGAAGGTGAGCATGGTGGTGCCGCTGGGCGCGAAGACGTACCAGACCGCCCCGGGGCGGGTGTAGGTCTTGGCCAGGTCGAACGCCGTGCGGAGGAGGGTGTCGAGGCCCTCGGGGCTGTCCCCAGCGATCGTCAGGGCGTCCTCGGTGCCGCCCTTGTAGTTGATCCCGTACGGGGGGTCGGTGATCACGGCGGCCGGTCGCGCCTGGTCGGCGGGGTCGGCGTGCACCAGGCGTATCCATGGGTGGCAGTCGTCGGCGCACGACGCGCACAGCAGGCGGTGCCGCCCGAGCCTCCAGAAATCCCCCGCCCTGGTGGTTGGTTTCTTCGGGCGCTTCGGCGTTTCCCCCTCGGTGGTGTCCGCCGGCGCCGGCGGGGCGGGCGGGCCGCGGAGGGCCTCGGCCTCCGCCGCGGTGAACCCGAGGGCCTCGAGGCCGGTGCTCTCGGCGGCGAGCTGCTCGAGCTGGTGGGCGAGGACCTGGATGTCCCAGGAGCTCAGCTCGGCGGTGCGGTTGCTGGCGATGGCGTAGGCCGCGGCGTCGACGTTGGCCTCGTCGACGATGACGGCGGCGATGTACCTCCACCCCAGGTTCCGCGCGGCGTCGAGGCGGGCGTTCCCGGCCCTGACCACCATGCCGGCCTTCTGCACGATGATCGGCACCCGCTGGCCGTACCGCTTCAGGGTGGCCTCGACGGCCTCGAGGCTCCGCTCGTCGTGGCTCCTGGCGTTCTCGGGGTCCTCGTTCAGGAGGTCGGTTTCGACGGCGAACTGCCGCAGGGGCGCGGCGATGTGGCTCAGGTCTTTCGTGGGTGTGGTGGGCATGGCTCAGCCGGGGTGGATGGCGGTGGTCTGGCCGGCGGTGGTGGCCTGCGCTGTGGACCTGGTGAGGGCCTGCCATCTGGCGACGATGGCCTCGGCCTCGCCGGGGCTCGGGGTGATGCCCAGGGCCCTGGCCCCGAGCTGTTCCGCGGCGATGAAGACCCCGCCGGCCCCCGCGAATGGGTCGAGGACCAAGTCCCCGCGCGCGGCGCTGTTGCGGATGGCCTTGGCGTAAAACTCGACGGGCGTGGCCCCGTCGGGCTCGCCGATCCGTGGGGAGAGCTCCCAGGTGCTCGTCTGCTTTCGGTCCGGAGGCTCCCGGCGGTCGGCGCCGGGCTTCCAGCCGTAGAGGATCGGCCGGTGGCGGTAGTGGTGGTCCTCGTGGCCTAGGTCGAGCTTCTGGCTGATCAGGGCGAGGGTCTGCCGCCAGATGTCGCCGAGCTCGCTGGCGGTGTCGATGAAGGCCGGGCCTGGTGGCGCGGTGAGGTACCAGCAGGCGCCCGCGGCGGAGTGCTCCGCGGCCAGGGCGATCGCCAGGGCGAGCACGGTGGCGGCCGGCTCGGTGTCGCCGTCGGCGTTGACCTGCAGCCGGTTCTGTTGGGGCGGGTCGCTGACCAGGAGCCTGGCCAGGTCCTCGCCCATAAGGGCCTGGTAGGTGCCGCGGTGCGATGGGCTCCCGATCACGAGCCGGTGGTCGCCCATGGTGACGACGGAGCCGGTGCGGAGGGTGGGTTTCTCGGGCTGGGGCTGCGGGCCGGGGGTCTCTCTCTCCTCCCGGGCGGCTGTCGACCGCGCGGCCTTCGGGCGTGGGGCCGCCGGCCGGGATGCGGCGATGATCTGGTCCATCTCCGCGGCGGTGTACCCGGGGACTGAGGCCTGCCCGGCGTCGCGGAGGGTGGTCATGGTGGCGCCGAGCCTGGACTCGTCCCACCCGCTCAGCTCGGCGACGCGGTTGTCGGCGATGGCGAACCCGCGGGCGGTCTGCTCGTCGTCGTCGAGGACGGCGGCGGCGACGTGGGTCCACCCCAGGCGTCTGGCGGCCTCGAGCCTGGCGTTGCCGGCGGAGACGGTCATCGTGTCCCGCCTCACGACGAGGGTCTCCCGCTGGCCGAACCGCTTGAGGCTGGCCATGGCCTGCTCGATGCTGTGCTCGTCGTGGCGCCTGGCGTTGTTCGGGTCGGGCTTGATCGTGCCGATCTCGACCGCGAGGGCGCGGAGGGGTTCGGCGATGTGGCTGAGGTCGGGGGCGGTCATGTGGTCTCCGGCCTGCTCAGATGCCTCTCACCCGCTCGAGGATCTCCTGGAAGTCGTCGTCGCTGCCGTCGTCGGCGACGGCGACGATCCATGCCGCGTGCCGCAGGGCCTCGAGGCGGCCCATCTGGGTCTGGGGGGCCAGGACGGTGATGTCGTCGCCGTTGCGCCCGACCAGCTGCTCGTTGGCGAGCCCGAAGTCCGCCGGCACCGAGTGCTCCCGTGGCGTCGGTGGCGGGGTGGCGTCGACCGCGCGGGGCGGCGCTTCGGGCTTGGGTTTCCTCTGGCTCATGGCGGTCTCCGGAACAGGGGCGGCGTGCTCAGGCGGTGGTACAGGGCCGCCGCGTTGGGGTCGATCTGGTCGGGCCCGACCTCGAACTCGGCGCCGGTCTCGTGCCCGCTCACGCCCCGGCACCGGACGTTCCCGGTCGGCAGGACCCCGAGGACATCGGCCGGTCCGATGTGCGGGGTCCTGCCCACCGAAACCGGGATGACTGCGGCGACGCGCTCGCCGGGGCGTGCCTGGTGGTGGGTGGTCGGGGTGAGGTGCTTGTCGGGAGCCATTCGGTGGTTTCAGGGGGGGGGCCTGGAAACTCGCGGATTTGCGCGCACTGCCGACGTGGTGGTCAGCAGTCGATCACTCCGCAGTTTCAGACCCCCCCTCCCCCCGCCGGCCCCGCGCCGCTGGCCCCGTCGGCCTGCGTGCCGTCCGTGGCCCCGCCGTCGTCGCTGGTGTCGGTCTGGGCCTGCCCGGCGGCCTCGGGGTCGCCAGCGGTGTCGGGCTCTCCTGCGGGCTCCTGGCCCTCCTGCCTGGCGAAGCGCAGGGATGTCCCGGCCGGGACGAACACGACCGTCTGGTCGGGGAACGCGGACTGGAGGATGTCCTTGGCGATCGCCCGGTGCGCGGCTGTCATCGGTTCCTCCTGCTCGACGAGGACCATGTCCCCGGGCCGCAGGTGGGTGATGGGCATGGGCATCAGGTCGGAGATGTTCCCGAGGATCTCCGCGGCGAGCATGGTGGTGTCGGTGGCGTGGGCGTCCCTGATGTTCTGCAGGGTGTCCCCGTCGATGAGGCCCCTGCTCACGGCCTCGGCGTATGCCATGGCGGTGTCGCGGGCCTTGTGCTCGCCGATGCTCTCGCAGAGTCGGCATCGCCCGTTGCGGCGCACTTCGCTGGCCAGGACGAGGCTGTTGTGGTAGTTGACGCCGCAGCCGGGGCAGGTCGTGAACTCGGTCCGCAGGATCTCGGCTTCAACCGCGGGGTCTGCCTGGTATTCCTCCCGGCGCCTCGTCTTGCGTGCCTCGATCCGCGCTGCGGTGGCCCGTACCGCGGCCTCGGGGTCGCTGGTGGCGTCCAGGTCGCCCATGGTTCCCTCTCGGATGGCTTCGGCCTTGACGCCGATGCGGCCCGCCTCTGCCCGCGCCAGCTTGGACGCCGGGACGCCGAGCTCGTCGCAGAGGGTGCACTGGCCGGCCGTGCGCACGCTCTCGCCCTCTGCGCTGCCCTCGATGAACCGGGCCCCGCAGCCCGGGCATACGCGTGTCCCGGGGGCCCGCTTGGCGCCGGGGTGCCCGACGGGCGCGTGCGTGATGACGGGCCCGGCCTGTTCGTTCTGCTCGCTCATGGTGTGCCTCCGGTGTGGTCGTGCGCCTGGTCACCCGTTCGGGTGGTCGGGCGCTGGTGCGTTCCCGCCGTGCTCGGCGGGTGGTTCGGCGGGTTTCTCGGTGCGTGGCCGGCGCTGGGCCTTCGAGGCTTGGGCGAGGGCCTTGCGTTCGGCGCGTTCAACCTGGGCGCTGGCGCAGGCCTCGCACATGCCCTCGAAGATGCCGGCGTCGGCGCCGAGGGCGTGGTTGGCGTGGCACTCGCTGCAGGGCGTGGTGGTCTGGTCGCTCATGGGCGTGGGCTCCGGTTGGCCGTCCCGTTCTCGGCGGCCGTCTTGCGGCTGTGGCAGCTGTGGCAGAGGGACTGCAGGTTGCTGGTGTCGTTGGTGCCGCCCCGGCGGAGGGGGAGGATGTGGTCCACCTGGGTCGCCGGGGTGATGCGGCCCCGCTTGCGGCAGTGCCGGCAGAGGGGCTCCTCGCGGAGCTTCCAGGCCCGCAGCCGTTGCCAGGCGCGGTCGTAGCCCCGTTCGTTGCTGGTCGGTCGGTTCTTCGGGCGGTGCCGCCGCTCGAGCCATCCGAGCAGGCCCATGCGTTCGGACTCGTGCGTGGGGGGCATGGATGGCATGGCTACATCGGGGCGATGAAGACGCGGACGGCGGCGGCGACGCCGTCGGTCGAGGTTTCGATCTCGATCAGCTCGAACCCGCAGGCGTCCATGGTGATGAACAGGTGGCCGTTGCCCGCCGACACCCCGCCGTTGGCCTCGATGCTCGCGTTGCGTGTGGTGTCGGTGTTGATGGTGATCGTGTCGGGGAGGAACCAGGTGTTGTCGGGGCCGTTCTCGGCGGCCGCGGCGCCCGTCCTGCTCCCGGCGGTGAGGTCGAGGTCGGAGAGCAGCTGGGCGATCCAGACATCGCCGAACTTCCTCCAGCCCCAGAGGCGCACGCTGTAGGTCTCGTTCGCGGCGTCCTGCGAGGCGAACCCGATGGCCAGGTGCACCGGCTCGTCCTTCGGTCCGTCCTCGTCGTCGGGGACGGGGTGGAGGTCGACGATGTGGCGGCCGTTGGCGAGGTCGGTGACGGGCCTGGTGAGGGTGCTGGCCTGGGCGCTCTCCGCGGTGAGGCCGTTGTTCGTCGATCCGACGCCCGCGGCGTCCCAAGGGGCCGACCACTGGCGGATGCGGGTGCGTGCGTATGACATCGGTGGCTCCTGCTATCGGCCTCTGGTGCGCGAGAACTCGCGCTGGCGGGCGTGGCGTTCCGGTCGGTGGTGGACGGTGAGCCAGACCCGGAACACGCGGATGGTGGCGGTGCTCGCTGTGCACTCGGCCCCGAACTGGGCGCCGAAGGTCGCGGCCCTGACGATGGCTGGCGTGAGCGTGGCGCCCATGGTGTCCCGCGGGCCGCCCCACTTCGAAACCGCCTTCGATGCCCCAACGCTGCCGGCGGCGCTCTGGTCGCTGCCGATCGCCGACCCTCCGTGCACGAGCTGGGCGGCCCGGTGGACGATGGTGCCCAAGCCGACCCGGAGGTGCTCCGCCCACATGGTGACGCCGTGGACCCTGGCGGTGGCCGGTGGTTTGCGGACGGGCCCGGTGACGACGAGGAGCTGGGTGTCGGGGGTCAGGGCGAGGGCGATGTCGGCCGATGCGTAGGTGGCCGTGTCGAGCAGGCAGTTGGAGGGGTTGCTCCAGGCGACGTCGCCGGGTGCGGAGCTCGCTGCTTGGGTGAGGTGTGTGTCCATGGCGTTCTGCGGGCCTGCCGATGATACCCGGCCCCGGGCGTCAGAGGCTGGCGATCAGCCCCGCGGTGATCCGCAGGGCCGATGTGAGGCCGGACACCCAGGCCTCGCGGGCGATCGAGTCGACCTCGTCGGCGAGGCCGACGGCGGTCAGGGCGGCGAACCCGGCGGCGTTCAGGGCCGCCGCTCTGGCGGCGAGGGCGAAGCCCGGTTGGCCCGCGGCCTCGCTCAGCATGAGGGCCTGGTTGGCCGCGTAGTCGCGGACCTCGGCGAGGGATTTCTCGTGCTCCCCGCCCATCTCGGCCAGGCGGTCGGCGAGGGCGTCGATTTCGGCGTCGAGGAGTGCTTTCCAGCCCATCACTCTGCTCCCAGCTGGTGCACGGCCTCGCCGAAGAGGCGGACGGTCTCGGCGGGGAACGCCGCGGTCTGGTCTGTCAGCTCGCCGTCGGCCACCATGTCCTCGATGCCGCGCCGGGCGAGGGCCTCGACCTCGGGCCAGGCTTGCTGGGCCCATGGGCTCAGCAGGTCGGTCCTGGCCGTCTGGCCCGCCGACCCGCACCCGCCGACCAGGAGGAGGGCCAGGAGGCACGGGAGGATGGTCAGGGCCTTGGAGGCGGATACACGCCCAAAGGCGGCCAGGATGACCCCGGCGATGAAGACGGCCTTCCCGCCCCACTCCACACCGAGAAGCTCGTGGATCATCGGTGCGCTGTCGGCGACGAAGCCGGCGATAACGACGAGCAAGCCCCACATGGTCTTGCTGGTGAACACGGTCTTGGTGCCGGATTCCATGGTCGTTCTCCCTGTGGCTCTCGTGGGTCGTGGGTGTGGGGGTCAGCCCCGTGCGGCGGTGGTGGCGTTGTGCTCTGTGATCTGGGCGGCGGTCATGGGCCGGCTGGCCCCGACGAGGTGCGCGTCCCTCTTTCTGGCGGCGTCGGGGCTCATCTCGCGGCGCCCGCGCCGGAATATCGGCCTCGGTGGTCCGTGGTTCACGGTCGCGGCGTTGGGCCTCGCGGCCATCTTGGGGTCGATGAACACGGCCGGGGGCGCCGGTGTCGCGTTGAGCGCGACGGTGAAGCCGGCGATGGCGGCGACCTCCGGCCTACTGAACCTGCGGATCTCGCCTGTCTGGGGGTTCATGGTGCTCTCCGTGGTGCGTGGGTGCGGCGGCCCTGGTCAGGGCCGAGACCTGGTCCGGCGTGGGGAAGCTCCCCGCCTCGATCATCGGCGCGAGGTAGTCCCAGCAGAGGGCCGCGGCGTCCTCGATGGTGTCCGCGGTGCCTATCTCGTGGTTGGTGATGGCCCTTGCGCCGTTGGCGGCGACGGCGATCTGGAGGTTGCGGACGCCGACGCTCCATCCAGCCTCGGTCGACCGCGCGATGAACGCGATGCGGCGGGTCTGGCCCGGGCAGTCGTGGGGCGGGTAGATGGCGACCTTCGCGGGTCCGGGCGTGGCGCCGCCCATGACCTTGGCGTCGAGGAACCGCAGGTGCTGTGCGGCGGTGGCGTTCACGGGGTTCAGGCCTGCTCCGGGAAGCTTTCGAGGGGCTGTGCGACGGTGGCGCCGCGGTTCTCGCACATGATGGCCAGGGTTTCGTTCATGGCGTTGGCGTCGGTGCCGCTGTGGAACGGGACGATGTCGCCGGCGAACCGCTGGCCGCGCGGGATCAGGGCTTTGACCCTCGCGGGCATGGTCGCGTACATGGCGTCGGCGTGGGTCGGCGCGCCGACGGGGCGGCTCTCGAGCCGGTGGCCCGTGCCGGTCCGGGTGCAGAGCTCGCGCACGGCGTCGATCCGGCTGTCGGTGTTGGCCCCGGACGCGTCGAAGACGAGCTCGATCTTCCCTCCCCGGATCCTGGCGCACTCGTCGCGGAGGGCGTTCAGCCCGGCGAAATCCGCCGGCAGCCCGATCGATGTGACGACGGGCATCAACTCGGCGAACCTGTACACCAGCTCGTGCATCGGTCCCTGGCTGTGGCCTGCCCAGCAGGTCGTTGCCTGCTGGCCGTTGGCCTTGGCCCCGCAGGGGATGAGGCTGGGGAGCATGCCGCACCCGCCGACGAGGTAGACGCCGGAGATCTGTTCGGCGGCGAGCAGCTTGGCGGCCCTGGTGAGCTTGCCGATGACCTGGGCCTCGTCGTTCACCCATGTGTGCCATCCGAGCTCGTTCTCGGGGCTGCACCGGCTGATGTGGCCGAGGCTGAGGTTGGCGAGTCTGGTGCTCATGGTCGGTTCCTTCGGGGTCTGTTACGCCGCGCCGTGCCCGTCCGACAGGCTCAGGGTACGCGGTGGCTCGGCGCGACGCAAGGCGCTGGATCGGTCCGGGAACGTCCTCGCCCAGCCCGTGCTGGCCTCGCTGGTGCTGGCGCGGATCAGGCCCATGTCGCCGAGGGCGGCCAGTGGCCACTCCGGCCCCATGGCGTGGTGCCCCGGTGTGTCGGTCTGCATGACCAGGACCTTGTGGCCGTTGAGGTACAGGGCTGTTTGGCGGCGGTGGGGGTGCTCGACGACGATCTCGACGGTGGGGATGGGCAGCCGGCACGCCGAGCACTGGGGCGGGCTGGCGGCGTGGTCGATCGCCCCCCCGCAGTAGCCGCAGAACCGGATCTGTGCCGTTTGGCTCATGGCGGGGTTCAGAAGGGCCGGGCCGGTGAAGAGGCCGGCCTGGCCTTGCGGCGGCGACGGGCCGTCGCGGGAGGTGGAATTGCGGGGGCGGGAATCGAACCCGCGACCTCCGGATTATGAGTCCGGTGGGCTGACCGCTGCCCTACCCCGCTCCTGATCGCTGGGCGTCGCCTCGTGGGCGCCGTCCTGGCCCTCGGGGGCCTGTTGGTCGCGTGTGGCCGTTCTCACGGCGCCGGGTGGCGGCTTGCGGATCGTCCCCGGCGTGGGGCCGTCGTCCCGGAAGGCCGGGAGCTCGAGCTCCCGCACGGGCTGGCCGAAGATGCCGTTGTGGTGGTTCATGCGCCGCTCCCCTCTAGTCTACCCGCCGGCGAGCCTGGCGATCAACTCCCCGATCCGCCGCTCGCCCTGTCTGAGGGCCTCGTCCTGGTCCTCGGTGCTCTCGGCCTCGTCGCCCATCAGGCCGATGAACTGCCCCACCTTGAGCCCCAGGGCCGACATCATGGTGGCGTCGGTGCCGGTGCTGCAGACGAGGTAGTAGCACAGGGTGGAGTCGGCGTCCTCGGCGATGCCCATGCGGTTCAGGCGGTCCTCGCACTGGGCGTGGATTGCGGGTGACCAGTCGAGCTCGGCGAAGACGACGACGGTGCCGTTGCGCTGGAGGCCGTCGATGCCGGCGGCGGTGCGGAGGGCGAGGATGATGGCCCTGGCTTTGCCCTCCGAGAACTCCCGGACCGCCTCGTCTTTCTGGGCCTTGGTTTCCTCGCCGGTGACGAGGCGGGCGTTGATCGTCCCGTCGTGGTCGTGGTTCTTGAGGGCCTGGAGGATCGTCTGGTGCACGGTGTGGTGGTGCGCGAAGACGATCGGCCGCTCCCCGGCGTCGAGCAGGCTCATGATGAACGCCGCGGCCGACGGGGCCTTGGCGATGCCGGTGGCCTGCCGGGCCTCTTGCTCGATCATCCTCGCCGTCCGGCCGCGTTCGAGGTGGTCCTTGATCGATGCGTATCCCCTGGCCATGGTGGCGACGCGTTCGATCAGGCGGTCGAAGGTCGAGCCGTCGTGGTCGATGTACTGAACGACCCGCCGCTTTCTTGGGAGCTCGGTGAGGACCTCCCCCTTGCGGCGGCGCAGCAGGAGTCCCTCGCGCTTGAGGTAGTTGCCGAGGGCTGGCGGGTCGGCGATCATCTTGCCCATGTACCCGTCGCACCACTCGCGGGTGAAACCCTCGAGGCTGCCCAGGCAGTAGGGGTCGATGGCGTTGAGCACCCACCAGATTTCCTCGCCGTAGTTGTAGATCGGCGTGCCCGAGGCGCCCCAGCAGATCTCGGCCTGCTCCGAGACGCGGTGGCATGCGCTGTACTTCTGGCTCTCCCCGCGCCTGAGCTCCTGGCACTCGTCGAATATCACCGTGCGTGGCGCGAGGGCTAGGAGGCGGTCCTGCCAGTAGCGCACCAGGCCGTAGTGGATGATGTAGAACGGCGCCGTGGGGATGGCCGTGTGCGTCCTCGTCCCGGAGAGGGTCTGGCTCCAGCTGCCCATCTTGGGTTTGAGGAAGGCGTCGATCATCCTCGCCCACTGGCTCGTGACGCTGTTCGGCACGACGCAGAGCACCGGCCATCTGCCCGCGGCGGCGGCGGCGGCGATGAGCTGGACGGTCTTGCCCAGGCCCATGTCGTCGGCCAGGATGGTCCTCGGGTTGTCCAGCAGGAATCCCAGGCCGGTGCTCTGGAATGGCTTGAGGGTCCCGGTGAACTTGGCCGGCGCCTGCGCCTGGCGCTCCTGCCGGCTCTCGCGGTTCTCTGCCAGCGCGACGGCGGCGTGGCGTTGCTGCTCGAGGGCCTCCCTGGTCTCCGTGCTCATCTCGAGCGGGTACCTGGTCATGAGCCAGAGCAGGTCCTCGATCTGCCGGCGGGTCCCGCTGAAATAGATCCCGTCGCGGTCTCTGGTGTTGGCGCCGGGGAACACCCGCCTGGCCAGCACCTGCACGGCGGGCTCGGCCTCGATCACCCATCGCTCCGTGCCGTCTTTCGCCCGCCGGTGCGTGAGCATGCCGTGGGTGCGCTGCGCTGGGTCCGGCATGGTGAGGTGGCCGGCGATCGTCATGTCCCGACCCCCCACTGTTCGGCGGCGAAGACGACGCTCACCGGCTTCGCGTGTCCGGTCTCGCCGACGACGAAGACGGCGCGCTCGGCGTAGAGGATGAGGCTGGTGATCTGGTCGCTCCCGAGGTACCCGCGGACCTGGCGGTCGACCGCGCGGCCCCAGGTCTTGCCGCGCTTGACCTCGATGCCGACGCCGTCGTCGGTCAGGAAGTCGACGCGCATCCGCGGCCCGATCTTGACCTCGTGCCGGTGGGTGATGCCCGCGGCGTCGAGGGCCGCGGCGACGAGCCGGTGGAGCTCCCGCTCGTCGGGGGCCGCGTAGACGCGGATCCCCCGGATGGCGGCGACGGTGCGGTCGTGGCTCACTCGGAGGCTCCTCAGAAGAGTCGGTTGGTTTCGGCCCCGACCCGCCTCGCGGCGAGGCTGATGTACTCGGGTTTCAGCTCGATGCCGACGAATGCCCTGTCCCACTTGCAGGCGACGGCCCCGGTGGTGCCCGATCCCGTGAAGGGGTCGAGGACGGTGTCGCCCGGCGCGGAGCCCGCGAGGATGCATGGCGTTATCAACGCGGGCGGGTAGGTGGCGAAGTGGGCCTCGGGGTAGGGGGCGGTGGCGACGGTCCAGACGGATCGTCGGTTGCGGGTCTCCCTTGGACCGATGTTCGCCAGTCCCGCTTTGGTGCGCATCCTCTCGTCGCCCCTTGAGTGGGCGTCGGCATATTTGTTCGAGTCCAACAGCCCAGAACCCTCGGGGAAACGTGCTGGCTCGGCGATCGCCTCGGCGTCGTAGTAGTAATCGAATCCCCGCCATCGCGCTACGGTCGCGTCGGGGTCGTCGTCGGTAGGTGCCGGCAGGCGCTCGGACAGATCTGGGGTGCGCGACCACTCCGCGGTGTCTCTCGCCCGCCAGACTTTCGCGTTGCCGGACTTGCTCAGCAGGAACATGTACTCGTGCGCCTTCGTGCATCGGTCGGTTACGCTCTCGGGCATGGGGTTGGGCTTGTGCCAGATGATGTCCTGCCGCAGCCACCAGCCGTCGGCCTGGAGGGCGAGCGCGACCCGCCACGGGATGCCGACCAGATCCTTCGCCTTGAGCCACGGCGTGTTCTTGAGCGAGCCGGTCTGCGTCCCCTTCGGGTGCGCGAGGATCTGCCTGGCGCTCAGGCATGTTTCCTCACTCGACGCGCCTTCAAGAGTGCCGGGGGTGAAGTCGCCGCGGCTCTGTGCGCCCCACGACCCCGCGTAGCTATCCCCCAGGTTCAGCCACAGCGTCCCGTCGTCCGCCAGCACCCGCCGCACCTCGCGGAACACCTCGACCATCGACGCGATGTACGCATCGGGCGTGGGCTCCAGGCCGAGCTGCGCGTCGATCCGGCGGGCTCCGCACTTGCCGCAGGTGCCGCGGTATGGCACGACGATCGAGCGTTCGTAGTTGTTCGATCCAGGGTTCGGGCGTCCGTCGTTTTTGAGGGTGGATGTCGCGCTTGCAGCCGTTCCCTTCACATGATCGCACCCATCATCCCCACCCTCCCACTTCGCCGTGCCGTAATCCCGCAGCCCCCAGTACGGCGGGCTCGTCACGCAGCACCGGGCCAGCCCGTCTGGGAGCTGACGCAGGGTGGCCAGCGCGTCGCCCTGGTAGATCGTGGCCATACCGTCCGCGCTCTGCCACCTGTGGTTCATCGTGTCCTCCGCCGGATCTCGGCGTTGATGCGGTCGCGTGTTTCCGCGGTGAGCCGCACGGTCTTGCCGCGGAGGGTGATCTCGATGGCGGTGGTGCTGCCCTTCTTCGTGGGGCAGAGGTCCCTCATCAGCCGGAGGGTCTCGGTGTCGATCCGGTCCGTGTCTGGCTGGCTCATCCCGCGCGCTCCCGCACCTGGTTGGGGTCGATGAGGCATGTGAGGCTCCTTCTGCGCTTGCGGCCCTCGGGGCCGGGGTCGGCGAGGACGGCCTCGAGGGTCATCCACCCGGGCGCTGCCCCGGTCCGCTTCAGGGTGCGATCCCGCCAGTGGGCCATGGCCCGGGTGGCGTCGGCGGCCCTGTCCCGGAGGAAGGCGGTGAGCCTGGCGTCGTCGGCGGCCTGCCGGCGCCAGGTGCGGGCCCAGGCATCTGGTGGCTCCACCTGCTGCCGGATGCACTCGGCGATGTAGCCGGCCGGTCTGGTCTTGGCGGAGGCGAGGGCCTCGTAGTGGTCGAGCCGCATCAGGTCGGTTCTGTCCGCCAGGGGCCCGGGGTTGTTGACCCCGAGCTGGGTCAGGCGGTCCATGATCTGCTCTGGGGTTCCCTCTGGGTGGTTCTTCTCGTCGTCTTCGCGCGCGACGACGACGTGTTTCTGGGATGGATCAAGGACGGATCCCCTGACATAGCTATGGCACCCCCCCCCTGACATAGCTATGTCACCCCCCCCTGACAACTTGTCACCCCCCACCCCTGACAACTTGTCACCCCCCCCCTGACAAGATGTCACCCCCACCCCTGACAACTTGTCTGGGGTGTTTTGCCTAGCTTCGGTGTCCATGATGGTCAGACGGTAGCGGTTTGATCGGCCCTCCCGCTCGGTGATCTCGAGCATCCCGGCGGCCTCGAGGTCGCCCAGGAGGCGGGTGGTCTGGCGCTCGGACATGCGGATCTTCCTGGCCAGGCTCTGGACCGAGGGCCAGATGTCGCCCCCCTCGTCGTTGGCGTAGTCGGCGAGGGCGAGGAGGAGCAGCAGGGCGCTCCCCTTGGCGTCCGCCCGGTCCCAGACGGTGCTCATCACGCGGATGCTCATATACGGTCTCCGAACAGGGTGGGGGCCGCTCGTACCTCCCCCATCCTGGGTTCGATCAGGCTGCGGGCGGCGAGCCGCTGGAGGTAGGTGTCCCGGCTGCTCCGCTTGTACCCGGTCTGCTCGCTGAGTTGCTCTTTCGTCACAAGGTCGGGGTAGGCGTCCAGAAGTGCCCGGAGAATCTTCGCCTCGCCGGCGCCGAGGCGGGCGAGCCAGTATTCCTGCAGCTCGGTCCCGGTCGGGAGGGCTCTGGCGTCGGGCATGGCCTGGCGGCCGGCGTCGGTGGCGAAGACTCTGATGGCGTCCGTCCCGGCGTACCCCCTCGCGGCGAGGCGCTGGATGTAGGTGTCCCGGCTCGATCGCTTGTAGCCGGTGAGGACGGTGAGCTGCGCCCTGGAGAGGCCGTCGGGGTGCTGGATCAGGGCCTCGAGCACCTTCCTCTCCCCCCCGCGGAGGCCGGGCGGGTCCCATGTGATATGGAGGGTTCTCGGTGGGTTCCCGGCGGGCTCGGGATCGCGCGGCATGAGCTCCGCGGTCCGCCCGGGCCTCCGCGGGAGCTCGACGAACCCGGGGGGCAGGCCGGCGTTCCTGGCCTTGTCCGGGCCGGGTGTGGCCAGCCCGTTGAGGTCGGCCTCGATCTTGGCCAGCTCGGCGGTGGCGGCCCGGATGGACTTCGACACCATCTGGGCGATGGCGCCGAGCCTGGCGTGTTCCTCGGCCCGTCCCCGTTCCTCGGCCTGGCGCAGGGCCGCCGGGTCTGGTGGCTTGGGCGCGGTCGACCGCGCGGCGCCGCGCTCGAGCTCTGCGATCCTCGCCCGGAGCTTGGCGGGGTCGTTGGCGTCCGCGGTTTCCTTGGCCCTCAGCATGGCCTTGGTGACGGCGGCGATGTCCACCTGGGCGACGGTGCGCACGGGCGTGGCGTGGGCGTCGGGCTGCCCGGAGGTGTCGGCGGTCTTGATCCTGGGGAACTTGCGGCGCTCGAGGTAGTCGTGCTCGGGGAACCATGCCCAGGCCTCGCCGGTGTCGAGCTTGGCGAGGCTGGCGAGGACCTTGGCCCCGGTTTCGGGGTCCCCGCACCCGTCGATCCAGGCCTTGACGGCGTTGCGGTCGAGGGGGTGCACGACCCGGTGGGCGATGAGGCCGTCGCACTGCGTGAGGCTGTCTTTGTGGACCTTGGCGGGCCGCTGGCTGATGAGCAGGATCCTCCATCCCCGGGCCCTGCCGCCGCTCACGAGGGTGTTGGCGGCGTTGATCATCTCGTTCCTGGCGACGCCCCCGGTGGCGCCCTGGCTGCTCTGGGGCATGAACAGGTGGGCCTCGTCGATCACCAGGTGGATCGGCGATCGGTTGACCCGGAAGGCCTCGGCCAGGAAGTCCCTGGCGAACTCGGTCCTGGCGGTGACGCTCATGCCGAGGGTGTCGATGATGGCGTTGACGCCGTCTTTCGCGACGAGGTTTGCGGCCTCGGCGCCGCAGTGGGCGTCGATCGGGATGTCGGCGTGGTCGCCCCCGAAGATGGTGATCGGGTACCCCGCGCGGCCGGCCGCGGTGGTGCGCAGGCCGTACCAGACGCCGGTGGGGTCGAGGATGCAGACCCGCCGGTCCTTGTCGAGGAACCCCTCGACGAGGCCCTTGGCGGTGTAGGTCTTGCCGCTGCCGGTCTTGCCGAGGATGGCGGCGTGGGAGAGGAACGCCCCGTCGGGGATGCGCCCGGCCCCGCTCACGCGGTGATCTCCCCGCGGGCGTTGAGGAATGTCCCCGGGTGCTGGTAGTAGCAGGCGTCGTCCGGCGCTTCCAGGGCCCCGGTCCTGCACATGACCACCCCCCAGATTCCGTCGTCGCACTCGGCGGCGAGCTGTTCCTTCGCGACCCTGGCGTGCGCCCCGGCGTGCGTCGCGCCCGCCGTGCGGAGGGTGTTGAGGTTGCGCTCCGGCACCCACCTGTCGCCGATGTCGCCCCCGAACCTGATCCTGGTGCTGATGTTGGCCGCGGTGCCTGACCCGTAGCACGCGGGGCATCGGCGCTCGGTTTCGCCGTGTGTGTGCCCGCTCCCGTCGCAGGTCCGGCATCTCATGTCCCCTTCGCAGCACGGGCAGGTCTCGTACCCGGACGCGTCGCATGTGGTGCAGTGGGCCTTCATGGTTCGGCCGAGGCCGGCGCAGAACCCGCACCGGGTTTCCTTCGTCTGTGGCGGCGGCGGCGGGATCTCGGCCTTGGTCTCGCCTTCGCGGTCCCACCCCATCAGCAGGCCCGGGGAGAGGTTCGCCGGGCGTGTCTCCGTCGGCCTCTCGGTGGCGGCGAAGTCTGGCCCGACCCTGGCGCGGAGGCAGAGGTGGCCGTTGGTGGCGTAGGCGTGCTCGCCCTCGAGGAAAACGCCCAACGATGTGTATTTGCTCTGGGCCGCCCCGACGGCGAGGCTGAGAATGGCGTGGATTTTCTGGTCCTTTGTGCTCATCGGCGGTCTCCTACTGGCTGGTTGGCTTCGTGGCGCTCACGGTGTGGCCTTGCGCCGCGTGAGCTCGGCGTTGATGGCTCGTCTGGTCTCGGCGGTGACCTTCGCGGTGCCGCCCGCGTGGCTGATTTCGACGGCGCGGGTGGCGTCGCCGTGCTTTGGGCAGAGGTCCCGGATCTCGCGGAGCTCCGGGGTGCTGATGCGTTTGAGGTCGGTGATGGTCATCGCGCGGCGGCCCCCTCTTTGGCTTCGAGCTCCCACATGGTGGGGCGGAGGCCGTGCGTGCGGGCGTGGATCTTGGCCGCCATAGCCTCGGCGTCGCCCGGCCTGCAGAACCCCAGGGTGTGGTGGAGGACCTTGCTTGCGGTGCGCTCGGGCCGCTGGATCATGTCCTCGAACCAGACGGTCAGGGGCGCGATGCCGGTGGATCGTTGTATCGCCCGGGCCGCGCTGCCGCCGTCGGCCTCGATGCTCATGGCCAGGGCCTTTGGGTGCGGCGTTGGGCGGAACCCGGCCGCGTGCATGAACCTGATCTGGCTCTCGGCCTGGGTGGGCGCGTAGCGTCGCATCAGGATGATCGCGGTCTGGAGGTCGTTTCGGCCCGGGAACCGGCTGTGCGGCCTGGTGCAGTTGGGGTGGAAGTCGATGATCTTGACGGCGCAGGAGGCGGCCTCGGGCCACCAGCTCCAGTCGTTGACGAGGGCCCGGACGCCCCCGGTTCCCTCGTGGGAGTCGGGGTCGGTCCCGGGGATGGTCGGCCATCCCCCGGCGACGAGCATGCTCATCATGGCCGTGGTCCCGCTCCTGGCGGCGCCGGTGACTACGACGGTGGGTCTGCGCATGGCTCCTCCTCGCCTTCGCCCTCGTCGCCCGGCGGCTCCATGAGCATGTCTTCGTATCTGTCCTCGATGATCTGGGCGGCCAGGGCTGCGTACATCGCCCCGGCCCGGCGTGGCTCGGCCTCTGGTGTCCCTGTCGGTCGTTCCTCGGCCAGCTCGGCGGCGATGAAGTGTCCCCTCGCCTGCACGAACGCCGCGAACTCTGTGCGTTGATTGGGGTCCTCTGTGCACATCGAGAACATCGCGTCGATGCCCATGCTGGCCAGGTTCACCAGGAACCAGATGTCCATGGCGGGTACCTCGACGGTCTTTGCGGCGTCACGGCACATGGCGCTCACCTGGTCGAGGGCGTGCTCGATGCTGAACCTGCGGGTCATGCTCGGCTCCCGGCGGCGGGGATCGGGTAGGACCCCAGGTTGAGGCGTTCGACCAGGCACGCGACGAGGACGGCGTCGTCGTCGCGGGTCATGTCCTCGCACCCGCCGGCGGCCTGGTCCCGGGCCATCCGGCCGAAGAACTCGCGGAGGTGTTGCCCGGGGATCCGCGCGACCCCGACGGCCCCGTGCCCGTCGTGCTGGACGATCTCGACCTCCCCGGACAGGTCGCCGTTGTAGTGGATGTGGGTGCGGTGGTCGCGGCTGATGTATGTGCGGCTCATTGGTGGGCCCTCTCGAGGTCTCTCATGTGGTCGGCGACGGCGGCGTGCACGTCCCCGCACGGTGTGCTCCTGTAGGTGTTGCCGCATCCGCTGCAGCAGTCGTCGAGGCTCCGGACCCGCCGGTTGCAGGCGGTGCAGATGGTGCCCCTGGTTCGGTGGGTCGACCGCGCCGGCTTCTCGCAGTCGCAGATGTCCTCCTTGACGCGGTTTTTGAGGGCGTCCATCTGGGCCTCGGTGCGGGCCTGCTCGGCGGCGGCCTTGGTGTCGCGGGCCTCGGCCGCTTTCTGCCGCTGGGTGCAGGTGACCCAATGGTTGAGGTGGACCTGGATGGGCTCGCCGAGCTCGGGCCCCGTCCGTCGGAAGGCGGTGGTGGGGCGGGCGTCGAGGGGGATGGGCTTGGTGGATTTCGGGTCGGTGGATCTGACCCAGATGATCTCGCGCTGGCAGAATCGGCACTTCGGCATCGCCGTTCCTCTGTGCTCGGTCCCCGCTCGGAATCCCCCGGGGCGGCCCGTGCCGTTCCCGGGGGGAGGAGTTGCCGGGGTTGTTCCCGGTGGAATCCCGGCCGCGGCTGTGGGCCGTGGCCAGGTGAAGCCGGGGGCGGAGCTGTCGTGGGTGTTAGGCACGAGCACGCCCCGCCCCGAGCACAAAGGCTCAGGTGCTCCCGTGGGCGGCGTCGGGCTCGCTGGCGGGCGTCTGGGCCCCGCCGTGGTGCCCGGGCCCCTCGGGGCCGGCGTTGGCCGGGGCGGGGCTCGTGGGGGTCGTGGGGCTGGTGGGGGTCGTGGTGGTCGTGGGGGTTTCGGTCTTGGCCATGGTTCGGCGGATGCTGGCCATGGAGTAGGGGACGCCCGGGGTGCCGTGCTTTTCGACGAACCGGCGGAGCCTGTTGGGGGTGTTCGGCACCTGGCCGTCGAAGGCGATGGCGCGGAAGATTTCCTCGCCGTCGACGGTGGGGATCTGGACGAGGACCATGTCCCTTGAGGCGTTGCTGTCGCGGATCTCGATGGATTTCTGCATGCCGGTCTGCTCCTGCTCGACCCTGGTGATCGCTGCCCTGATCGTGGTGGCGTCGTGCCCGGCCCGCTCGATGGCGGCGGCGAGCCCGCCGAGGACGGCGGTGCGGTTGGCCGGGCTCTGGTTCGGCGTGTCGGGCTCGTCGGCGCCGGGGTTGGTGGTGTACTTCAGGAACAGGTCGTGCTCCGGGCCGGGCCGGAAGCACCGGCATGGTTGCCCGTTGATGTCCCGCTGGCCGTCCTCGATCGCCTGCCTGGCGAAGTGGAAGTCGAGGATGCCGGCGCGGCCGTCCTCGATCATGGCGGCGTGGCTTCGGAGGGCGTTGGCGATCTGCTGTCGCGCGGTCTGGTTCATGAGCTGCTCCGGTGTGCGTGGAAAAGGAGCCCGAGGGCCTCGCCGGTCCTCGGGCCCATCTCGTGGGGGTCCATGGTGTGTGGTGCTGTCTGGGGCCGCTCCGCCGGTTGGCCTGACATGCTGGTTCCTTTGTGCTGTCAGAAGCTAGCTCGGTCGTGGGTCCTTGTCAAGCGCGGCGGCGACCTGGCGGCCGGCCTCGACGGAGATCATGCGGTCGAACGCGTGGCGGTGGGCTTCCTCGATGCGGCCGGCCATCTGCATCGAGTTGGTGATCGCGCCGATCGCCATCTTGGTCAGGTCGGCGTTCTGGGTGGCGATGGTGGTGAGCTGGGTCTCGCACTGCTCGTGGGCGGCGCGGAGGGTTTGCTCGTGGAGGCGTCGCATTTCCTCGAACCGCTTGTCCGTGGCCTCGCCCCGCTTGTCCATGCTGCGCAGGAAGAACCAGACGACGCCGGCGAGGACGGCCATGCCGGGTACCTGCGCGGCGATGACGGCGGGGTCGACGCCCGCGATGGTCTGGGCGCCGGTGGCTGACGCGATGGCTGCGAGGACGATGAGCTTCATGGTGATCACGTCTGGCCCCATGCTGTGGCCCTCCTGGCAGGGCCGGGGGGCGGGTGTCAGAGGGCCCTGCGGCCCAAACATACCCTGGAACATCCGCGGGGGTGTTTGCCCGGGGGTGATGGCTGTTTGGCGTGTCGTCAGGCGGCCATCCCGCCGCTGAACCCGCTGGGGTACTTCGTGGGTGTGCCCATGGTGACGAGCTCCGTGCTGTCGGGGATCTTGCGGTTGTGGAACACATTGAACGCCGTGCCGCCGAGGGTGAGCGCTTCCTCGGCGTGGTTGAGGTCGATCTCCCCATCGTACCAGTTGACGGTGTTGAAGGTGCCCGCGATCGGCCGGTAGACGCCCCCGTAGAGGTTGAGCGTGGTCCCGGCGGTCCCGGTGCGGTTGTCGAGGCGCAGGAGCCCGGCGCGGACGATGGCGCTCTCGACGACGCGCTTGATGTAGGCGTGGGGTTGGCCGTGCGTCATGCGCAGGTCGGGGAGCGTGTAGCCCCCGGCGGCGTCGATCTCGAGGTAGCCCTGTCCCTGGAGGACGGCGAGGGCGGCGCCGAAGTCGCATCCCGCTTGGACCTTGATGGAGTTGGTGCCGGCGACGACTGCGTTGGTGAAGACGCCCCCGGTGAGGAAGCAGGCGCCCCCGCCGATGAGGTCGGCCCTGGTGCATGTGCTCGTGCCGGTGTCGAGGTAGAGCACGCCCCCCCTCGCCCGCCAGATGAAGTTGGGCTTGCTGGTGTAGGTGGAGTCGAATTCCGCCTTGAGGCGTCCGTTCGCCGGCCCGAACTGCGGCATGCCCCCGCGGATGTGCAGGTAGTCGATGCCGGTGATGGTGTCCCCGCTGCGGTCGAGGTTCTCGTGGATGGCGTAGCTGTCGACGATCGCCAGCTGGCCGTTGTCGGCGAACCCCGTGGCGTCCTCCCAGTTTGCGGCGTTGAGGCTGGCGGCGCCCTTGATCAGTCTGGTTTCTGCCATCGGTGGGCTCCCTGTCCGGCGTCTGGGCGCATTCTACGGTCGGCCGCGCGGGGCGGTCATGCCGAGAACTCTGCGTACACCCGCTCCCTGGTCTGGTCGATCCTCGTGTGCTGGAAGTTGGTGACGGTGAGCTGGTCGAGGCCCAGGGCGGTCTGGAGGGCCTGCCAGTTGGGGTTGGCCGGGAGGACGGCGACCCCGCCGGCGTTGTGGAGGACCTCCAGGTCCATGGTGATCCACCGGCCCTGGTAGCTCCAGTAGGTGTCCCTGGCGCGGATGCGGTAGCCCCCGACGGTGATGACCTTGTCCATCATGCCGCAGAGGATGGCGTCGGCTTGGGCGCGCGTCAGGCTCATGGGGCGATCGCTCGTCTGAGGGTGAAGGAGCAGATGAACGCCGCGGGTGTGCCGGCGCTGGCGGTGATGTATCCGCTGAGGATGTCGTCGGCCGAGAACGGGATGTTGAGGCCGGTGGCTTTGCCCTTGAGGGCGGCGGCGACGGAGACGGCGACGGTGCCCGTCCCGTTGATCCGCATCTCGAGGTCCCCGGTGATGCTCGCCGTGTTCGAGAAGCTCGCCTCGGTGCAGACGCCGTCCCACATCGCCACTGCGCCCGTGGTGGTGCCGCCGATCTGGTTGCCGTACCGCGCGTACATCGGGTTTGCTGTGCTCGAGTTGCCGCCGGTGAGGAGCCTGGCCTCTCCGAGCCACTTGCCGATGGTCGCGCTGTAGTGGAAGGATTCCTCGAGGTCCGTGCGGTAGAAGGCCTGGCCGTGCGCCGGGTCGGAGGGGAACGCGGACCCGTAGGCGGCGTCCGGTGTGGCGGTGGGGTCGCTGGCGTCCGCGGAGATCAGGACGGCGGCGATGCCCGCCGTGCCGCTCTGGTCGGTGGTGACGGCGCCGCGGAGGTAGCTGTACCCCCGGCAGTCGATCACCCCCGTCATGCCCTCGGCGATAATCTGGGTGTTGGTATCGTTCCAATGGTTCCCGTCCATCGAGCCCTGGATGGTGACCGTCGTCGGGGTGCCGCCCCCTGTCCATGTGTAGGTGTCGTCGTCGATGAGGAAGGTCTGGCACCTGGCTGAGCTCAGCCCTCTGACGTCGATGGGGCTGGTGGCGTCCCCGGCGGCCTCGAGGTCGACGGCGTTGTGGTGGAGCGTGTACCCGCCGTGGTCAGGGTCCAGGGTGTCCTGCGGCGTCGGCTTGGGTGCGTTGGTGGCGTTGAGCATGGCGGATGGCCCGGGCCAGGGCGGCCTTCATGGCCGAGTATATGTCTTTGAGGGGCCGGATGCACCCGCAGCCCGCGAAGCCCTCGGGGTGTTTCGGGTGGGTCCGCTTGAGCCAGACCCGGATGGGGAACGGGACGCCGTACCACTCCAGGCCGGCCCACTCGAGGGCCCCGTCGCCGTCCGGGTGGCGGCGGTCGGGGCAGGGCTCGTCGCCGAGGATGTGGTGCACGATATCGGTGGGTGGGTCGACCGCGCCGCAGGCGATGGCGGCCCCCTCGACGGTGAGCCCCTGGCCCCGTATGGCGTGCGGGCAGGTCGCGCACATGGCCGCTTTGGTCCGGACGGTTTCGTTTGGGCCCTCGCCCGCCCCGCAGGTGTTGCAGCTCACAGGAAGTCCTCCGCGCCGACGCGGCGGGTGGTCGGCGGTGGGGCGGCTCCCCCGCCGATCTGGCTCCCGGCGCCGCTGGGGATCGGCTGCTTGCCCGGGCAGCCCCCGCCGCAGCCCGGGGGCTGCTCACGGATGATCACGGAGGTGTGGACGCTCAGGCGCTTGTCCTCCTCGGTGCGGGCGCCCTGGCTGTTCGACCATCGGTACTTCCAGTCGATGAAGATGGTGCTGTGGTAGCAGCCCGCGGAGACCTTCCATATGCCCGTGCACGCCGATGGTTCGCATGTCTCGTAGGTGCCCTGGCACGCGTTCCTCTCGTACCCCGCCGTTTGCGACCAGGTCTCGGGCGCGTCCCCGTGGAAGAAGCACGGCCCCCGGTCCCATGCCCGCATCAGGCATCCCGGGTCGCCCCGGCCGGTGACGCTGTTGTAGTCGGGGTGGCCGCAGTCGTCGACGACGTACTCGGTTCTGACGGTGACGAGCTCGCCGTGGAGCATGTACCGTTCTATCTTGGTGACGAGGCTGCTGATGGAGACGCACCCGGCGTAGATCGGGCCCTTGGCCCACTCGACGATCGAGGCGGACCTGCCGATGGTCGTGAACTCGCTGATGTTGCCGTTGGAGTCGATGCTGTAGTTCCGGTGCTTGCCGGCGGTGTAGCTGACGGTCCACCACCTGCTCCCGCAGCAGCAGGTGACGGCCTCGCCGTTGTTGTCCCGGTTCCAGCAGTAGGGGTACCCGGGCGTGTTGTGGTTGGCGGGGACGATGTTGTAGTCGCACCCGCCGGCGCAGCTGTAGCAGCACTCGCAGCAGGCGGCCTGGGGCGTCCAGGCCTGGTGCCAGTCGTAGATGTCGAGGTCGGCGACGGTCCAGCCGTCGGTCGATCCCTGGTGGTAGCGGCTGTGGGGCCCGACGATGATGCACCCGCACCCGGCGCCGAAGTGGGCCCACCAGCACTTGGTCAGGTCCATCTCCGGGGGCGGGCAGACGAGGATCTTGTCGGTCGGGTTCCCGCACGGGGTCTGGCATGTGTCGGCGACGAGGTAGCGGCCTTCCCTCGCGCACCTGGGGTCGGAGCACGTGCCGATGCACTCGACGCCGTCGTCGACGAGGATGGCCCCGTCGGGCAGCTCGCACCGGCCCGGGGGGGGCGGCCCGGGCTCGCTGTGGTACTTGCACTGGTCGGTGTTGAGCCAGCAGCCCTCGAGCTCCGGGTGGTCGAGGAGGATGATCTGGTACCAGAGTTGGGCGCCGTTGGCGCACCGGAGCGTGCCCTTCACGTAGATGTCTGGCCCGCGGTCCTGGCACTGGCTGTTTGCCGGGCAGGGGACGAAGTGGATGTAGTAGGCCCCCTTGCAGCAGCAGGCCCGGTGGAGGCTCACGGCGGTTCCTCGCAGGTCCCGTCGACGGGGTTCTCCCACGAGAACCAGGCCTCCTTGGCGCTTGCGTCGGCCAGCGTAACGATGGTGAGCAGCACCGGGGTGCCGTCCGGGCATGGGCGGAGTGTGAACCCGTCGGGGAAGTCCTCGCCGTCTAGGTCGATGCCGTTGCCCTCGACGCCGGACCCGTCGTTGATGTCCTCGGTGAGGTTGAAGCAGACGCCGGTCCTGCCGGCCGGTTTGTCCGTCCATCCTCCGTAGCCCGTGGCGGTCTTGGCGGCCTCGGTGTAGTTGTACCGGTATCGGTTCGGGCCGTCCTCGGTGTGGCCGGTGATCGTGGCCCAGAAGGTCTGGCGGGGGAGGGGGGATCGGGCGGCCAGGCCGATGACGATCCGGCCGCGGTGCTCGGAGATCTCGATGCCGGGCCCGGCGTCAAAGGCCGGGATCATGCTCACGATGGTGTTGAGGTCCTCGGCGAGGAGGAGGTCGCCGGTGCGGAACTTGGGGAGCTCGGTGGTCGGTGGCATGGGTCACCCCGGGAACTTGCTCGAGAAACTCTTGGTCGGGTAGACGGTGACGGTCTTGTACCCCTCGCCGAGCACCAGGTCGGGCGGCGGCTCCCCGGTCTCGGGGTCGGTGAAGATGATGTCGGGGTCCCACCCCTCCCGCTGGAACTCGAACTCGTAGTTCATGCGCCAGCGCTTCGGCGTGGTGGTGGTGTCGGCCGGTTCGAAGGTGACGCTGGTGCAGAGCCATGTGCCGGGTGGGCCGCCGTTCCAGAGGGCCTGGTTGACGAACCCGGCCCAGAGCAGGGTGGTGACGCCGGGGCTGTTGGTGGCCTCGATGATGCTGGCGCGGAGGGTGCTGTGGGGGCCCAGGGCGTCGACCGTCCCGCCCTGCGTGACGCCGTTGTGCGTGACGGTGATCTGGGCCCCGCCGATGTCGAGCTGCGTGGAGAGCTGGCGGAGGGCGGTGCCGCCGCTATAGGTGATGTCGCTGCCGGGCGGGTCGTCGGGGTCGGAGAACTCCTGCCGGCGGTACTCGATGGTGACGATGGCCTTGCGTTTGTCGGTGAGCCTCGGCCGCCGGCGCTCGAGCACGATGGTCTGGCCGTTGATGGTGAGGGTGTCGCCGACCTCGGGGAGCCCGGCGTCCTTGAGGCAGTACTCGAGGGCCTCATCGATGGTCTTGTCGGTGTCCCAGGTCACCAGGGCCTCCCTGGTGGCCCCGACGATGAGGCCGGCGATCTCGTCGCAGGTCATCGTGCCTTCGAGGATGTCGATGGTGGTTTCTGCCATGGTCTACCCCAGCCTGGCCGTCTGGCCGTCGCGGATGTTGCGGTCGATCGAGGCGAGGTGGTCGTTCGTGACCTTGAGCTGCGGGTCCTCGACCTTAGCGGGCTTGGAGGTTGCGCCCGGGGTGCCGCCGAGGGCCATCCGCTCGAGCTGGACCTGGCGGAAGCTCGCGGTCTTGGCCGGCTCGGTGGCGGTGGCGGACTCGAGGGCGTCGCGGGCCTGTTGGACGGCCCGCCCGTGGGTTTCGAAGTCGATGAGGTTCTGCTCGAGCAGCTTGTTGAGCTCGTCGATGGCCTGCTGGTACTTCTCCATCGGGGTGCGGGTGGCGTTGAAGACCCGCTCCGCGGCCGATTCCATGGTTCGGAGGGCGTCGGCGTGGGCCTCGGCGGCCTCCAGGGCGGCGTCGGCGTCCTCGTCGAATGTCCGCATGTTCTCGCTGGTGGCGGCGATCTGGTCGGCGGTCTCCTGGGCGGCGTCCTGGATGGCGTTCATGGCGTTGACGACGTTGGCGCCCCAGTCCTGGCCCTCGAGGCCCTCCAGCTCGCGCTCCAGCTTCTGGATCTGGCGGTTGAGCTCGAGCAGCTCCCGGGGGTCTTTCCAGAGCCCTTCGAGGCCCTCGCGGGCTTCCAGGGCGGCGATTTTCATTCTGAGCCAGGCCTTGACGACGGCCTGGATGGCGTTTGCCGCGGTCCCGGCGGCGACGGTGGCGGCGGTCATGGCCTGTTCGGCGATGCCCGCGGCGCCCTTGCCCTGGGTGGCCCAATCGATGAAGGCCTGGGCGCCCGCGGCGATGAAGGGGGCGACCTGGACGGCGATCTGCCTGGCGAGGCCGTTGAAGAGCTCGCGGAGCTCGCTCACGCGGTCGTTCGCGGCCTCGATCTTTGAGACGTCCGCCCGGTCCAGGGCGAGCCCGAAGAGCTCTGCTTTTTGCTGCGCGTCCTCGAACGCCCCCGCCCCGGCCTGGAGGGTGTTCAGCAGCGTGACGCCGCTGCGGCCGAAGAGGTCGAAGGCGGCGGTGACCCGGTCGGCCTGGCTGGGGAGGGCGTTAAGCCGCTCGCCGATGAGGCGGAACTGCTCGTCGGGGCTCATCCGCTTGAGTTCCTCGACGGTGAGCCCGAGCCTGGCGAGGGCGTCGGCCTGGGCGCCCGTGCCCTTCTCGGCGTCGCCGATGCTCTTGAGCATCTTGGCGATGCCCTTCTCGAGGTCCTCGTTCGAGGCGCCGGCGAGGTTGGCGGCGAGCTGGAGGCCGGCGAGTTTCTCGGTCTGGATGCCCAGGCGGTCGCTCGTCTTGGCGATCGCGTCGGCGGCGTTGAGCTGCTGGATGGTGAGGGCGGTGAGGCCGGCGGCGGCGGCGAGCCCGGCGGCGGCGCCGATCGCGCCGAGGACCTTGCCAACGCGGAGGGCCGGCCCGGCGAAGTTTTTCAGGGTCTGGCCGGCGCTCATGAAGGCCTTCTGGAAGGCCGCGGTCCGTCCGACGAGGGCGACGCTCAGCTTGGCGATGGTGGTCATGGTTTCGCCCCGCGGCCCCGCCTCTGGGCCTCAGCGTACTCGTGCATCCTGGCGTACTGCATGATAACCTCGCCGATCTCGACGGGGTCCATCTGCCGGGGCCGGGCCTCGCCCCACCAGTCGATGAGGAAGTCCCGCACCTTGAACGGCCGCTCGCGCTGCGGGTTGCGGTGGCGGTTGGCGATGGTGGCCGCCAGGTTGGCGGCGAGGATGTCGAGGCGGGCCGGTCCGATGGGGCTGATGGCGTCGTACGCCATCCAGTGGGCGAACTCGTCGGCGTCGATGTCCTGTTGCGCCCGGCGAACGCTTGTGCCCAGGGCGAGGGCGAGGGTGTACCAGAACCTCAGCCCCGGCCGGTTTCGGAGTTTCCCTGCAGCTCGGCGATGGCGGTCTCGGTGAGGTGGTTGATGCGGGCGGCGGCGTCGAAAATCCGGTTGATCGCCGACCCGTCCCGGGCTCCGAGTTTGTCGATGTCGCCGGGCTCGGTGAAGAGGCGGTTGCCCTCGGCGTCGCAGCATGTGTAGACGCAGACCCGCTGCTTCCCGCGGGCGATGTCGGGCTTGCCGTCGGCGCTCTTGGCGTAGTAGGTTTCTTCCTCGAACCGCCCGCGCTCGACGCCGTTCATGGTGCGCACGAACACGAACCCGTTCCACTCGGGGACCTCGACGCGCTCCATCTTGGCGTCGTCGGCCTCGAGGATGGCCTTGCGTGTCAGCTCGTTCGTCATGGGTTCCTCCGGGGAAGGCGGGGGCGGGCGTTCCCGCCCCCGCCTCGGCTCTGCCGGGCCCCGTGGCCCGTTCGCAAAAGGGGGTAGCGTGTTACGCCGCGGCGTTCGCGTAGGTGAGGCTGCCGCTGAACTTGATGCTCATCTGCCCCGTCATGCGGTCCTCAAACGGCGTGCCGTAGCTCCAGTCGGTGCAGAACCCGGAGCCGGCGACATTCGCGGCGGTGCCGAGCCTGGTGGGGAATGTGAGGGTGATGGTCTCGGCGGCGAGGTTGATCGGGATCTCGGTCCCGAGGGCGTCGTCGTCCGGCCGGAGCAGGTACTCGATGTCGAGTGTGCCCGGGTCGTAGAGGTCGCCCGGGATGAAGGTCATGCCCCCGGTGGTGCCCAGGTGGCTCGTCGGCACCGATGCCCGCGAGATCCCGCCGTGGCTGGCGGAGAGGATGTGGTACGCGAGGCCGCTCGTCCCGAAGGTGACGGTTGCGCCTGTTCCGACGTCGGCTCCCATGGTCGTGCTCCTGTGTCAGGCGGTGCGCGCTGCGATCCCGATATCGTAGACGACGGCGCCCCCGCTTGCCGCGGCGCGGAGCTTGTGGCTCGAGCCGTCCGTCACGGTCCATCCGGCCGCGGCGCCGGTGGCGAAGAATACGACGGAGTTGGGGGGGATGGGCCCGATGGTCGGGGCCGTGCCGCCGAGGAGCCCCGTCCAGGGGTTGCTGGCGGCGGCGCCGATGGTGATGCTCCCGACGCTGTCGGCGGTGTTGTGGATGTACAGGCCCACGACCTCTGCGACGGCGAGGTCCTGGCCGAGGTTGTCGCGCCCCGCCCCGGGCCCGATGTCGACCGCGCCGCCGTCGAAAATGTCCAGGTCCTCGTTCCCGCCGCTGGCCAGCGCGCGGCCTCTGGACCCCCAGAAGATGTCCGCCTGGCCCTCGCCGGTGCCGTTGGTGAGGCTGATGGTCTTGTTGAAGGCGTCGAGGGGGAAGTTGCTCACCCCGCCGGAGCTGGCGAACTCCAGCTTGTAGTTCCCGGAGAACCCTGCGGTCATCTTCGCGGTCAGAACGCTGCCCATGGGGTGCTCCTAGCTTGTGGCCGCCGAGTGGAAGAGTATAAACGACCTGGTGCACCTGTGCGTCCACCGGTCGCTGGCCTCGCCCCGTTCGCGGAAGGCGTCGTCCGCATCCCCCTCCATGCGGCAGTGGCGGATGTCCCGGCGGGCCCCCGCGGGGCCGGCTTTGTCCCTCCAGCCGTGCAGGGCGGCCCGCACGGCCTCGGCGGTGGCCTCGGCCTCGGCGTGCGTGGCGCCGTGGCAGTCGCAGTCGACGGTGTTCCGGGCGAGGCCGTCGGTGGCTCCCCCGAGGTGGAGGCCCTCGTCCCCGCTGGTCTTTGTGAGCACGATGTACGGGGTTGGTGCGCCCTGGGGGGCGCGCTGCACGAAGATCCGCCCGTCGGCGGCGCCGGCGCTGGTGAGCCGGTCGATGATGGCGAGCATGATGCTCATCGGGCGGCCCTCCGGGCTTCCTCTTGCACCAGGGCTCTGAGCTTGTCCCGGATGATCCCCTCGAGGGCCTGGCGGCGGGATTCGAAGGCCTGGCGCACGAATGGGTGTTTGGTGTAGCCGTCCGTCCCTCGCTCCATGCGGTGGGCCCAGGCGCTGGCGGCCTCGCCGGATGGGAGCTCGGGGTCGTCCCGTGTGAAATTCCACCTGGGGCCCACGATCTCGACGACGGCGCCCGTGTTGGTGTAGGTCTTGCGGCGGCGGCCGATGCTCGCCTTGACGAGCCGCTGGATGGCGCGGTTCTGGCGCCGGGCGGCCTGGGCGGCCCGCCCGGAGGCTCCCGTGGCGTAGTCGGGGGTGGGGACGGCGGCCTTCATGGCCTTGTTGAGGTCCGCCGCGGCGGCGCCGATGACCTTCCTTGCGACCTGCCGCTGCACCCGCACCGGGAGTGCCTCGAGGGCGCGGATGGCTTCTCTGGTGCCCTCGACGCGGATCATGCTCTCTCCACGCACTGGAGCACGAGGGCGTCGTGGTCCTCGAGCTCGTCGCCGACGGCGGCGATGTCGAACAGGCGCTCGCGCTGGCCGTCGTGGTACCGTACCTGCATGTCGGTGGTGATGGTGATGCTGGGGATCCGTGGGGTGTGGACGCGGTGGGTGTGCATCGGTCGGGGCTGGTCCCCCTCGGTGGGCTCGGCGCCGGCGACGGGGGTGATCTTGGCGAAGGTGCGGGCCACGAGCTCGAACGGGCCGCCCTCGACGCGTTCGTTGAACGCGTTCGTGTCCGTCCCGGGCCGGATGAGGTCGACCGCGCGGTTGTAGTCGGCCCGGTTTCTTCTGCGGCGCCTGGCCATGTCAGAGCCTCGGGATGGTCATCATGCCGACGATCGATTCGTACGCTTGCGAGTAGGCCTGGGGCCCGGCGGCCGTGGCCTCGGGCTGCTGGTAGAGCTCGGCGGCGAGCATGGCGATGGCGGTGCGGTGCATTTCGTCGACGTCCGCGGCGGCGGCGCCCTCGCCGGCGGTGAAGGTGACGGTGACGGCGCGGGGCTGCTCCCTGGTCGACGGCCAGTCTTGGTTGTACGAGAGGCGGATCCGGCCGGGCAGGGTGTCGGTCTGCGCGGTGTAGGCCGAGGACGCGAGGGTCTGGCTGTCGCCGTTCTCGTCGACGTAGGCGATCGACGCGACGGCGATCAGGGGGCTCCTGGGGGTGACGAGGTCCCCGTCCGGGAAGGCGTCGAGGGTCCATGTGTAGCTCGTCGTGACGAACGCGCGGAGGGTGCGCTCCTCGGTGAGCCTGGTGGCGGCCTGGATTTTCCTGGTGAGGAGGGCGTCCTGGTCGGGGTGGGGGATGCGCAGCTCGTCCCGCAGCTCCTGTGCGGTGAGCGGGTAGGTGACGGCCCCGGCGTAGGCGAGGCCCTGTCTGATGAGGTGCTGCTGCATGAAGCCCCCCGGCCGGGCGGCGTCCCGGCCGGGGGTCACCGGAGGATGCGGGCGTCAGCCCGCGGGGGTGCTAGGCGATGATGTCCGCGGTCAGGTCGTCGTGCGGGAACCTGGGCTGGCTGCAGATGTAGACGACGATCATCTCGTCCGTGCTCGTCGCCAGCTCGATCTGGGCGCTGGCGTAGCGGTAGCCCTCGCCCCCGCTGCGGATCTCCTCGGCGCTGGCCTCGAGGACGACGAAGTCGGCGATCGCGTCGGGCTCGGTGGCGGTGGCGTGGCTCTTGACTTCGAAGTCGGTGCCGCTGCCGTCGCTGGCGGTGTTGGCGAGGATCTTGAAGCCGTCGACCGCGCCGGTGCCGATGGTGCGGATGGCGAGGACGGTCAGGGCGCCGTAGTCGCGCATATCCACCCATCCGACATCGGTGGCGTTCGCGCTGTCGGGGTCGAAGTCGTAGACGGTCACCAGGTTGTTGGATCTGAACCAGTTGTGGTCGGTCTGCGTGGCCATGGGGGCCTCCTGTGTCTGGGTTGTGGTGCTCGCGCTCCTGCTCGTGCGCCCCCGGCGCCGTGGCGCCGGGGGCCTGGTCTGCGTCAGGCGCGGGCGGCGATGCGCACGAAGGGGGACCGCTGCTTGGCGGAGTTGACGGGGGTGAGGGCGCTCCGCCACCAGGGCGCGCCCGCGTTCCTCAACCAGAACTTGAAGGTTCGCTCGTGCTCGAGGAACCGGACATGGATGCTGGCGGCCTGGTTGAGGTTCTCGAGGGTGCCCTCGAGGTACTGGGTCCAGTTGCCGAGCATGATGTCGCCGGCGTCGCCGACGGTCTCGCAGTGGTCGGAGAAGGTGATGGGGCGCCCGAGCAGCATGTCGGGGATGTCCTGCCCGGTGCTCGGGTGGAAGATCCCCGTGTCGGTGCCGCCGGCGGGGTTCTTCACGGCGGAGAGGGTCGGGATGCAGTCGGGGTTGGCGAGCCAGACGGCGTTCTGGTACCCGTAGCACTGGGCGCGGGCCTTGATCAGGTTCTCGTAGACGATCGTGTCCGCGGCCTGGCTACCTTCCTTGGCGATGGTGATCAGGCAGGGGCTGTTGTTGACGCCCAAAAACTCGCCGACGCCGGAGCCGTTGAGGTACTCGTAGATGAGGCGGCTGTTGAACTCGTCCTGGAAGCCGCTGGCGATCAGGGCGGAGAAGGAGATCGGGCTGTCGGCCAGCAGCTCCTCGCTGGCGTAGGCGGCGCCGAAGAGGCTGTAGGCGTGCAGGGTGACTTGCTCGAACTGCATGCGGCTGGCGGAGCCGGCCTTGGTCTCGAGGCGGCGGGCGACGGTCAGGCCGCCGCTGACGCTGGTGGAGTGGTCCTTGTCCACCCGCGCCGGGATGCGGACGATGGGCGTCGCCATGGGGATTTTGGTGGTGCCGAGGGTGAGGCCGGCGTCCTCGGGTCTGACCTGGAGCAGGGTGGGGGAGAATCCCTCGGGCAGGAGGAACCCGCCGTAGGCCTGGTCGCCCTCCTGCTGCTCGTCGCTGCCCGCGGCGGCGCTGACGCCCAGGCCCTGGAGGCGGTCGCTCATGCGGCCGGTGGTGCCGTAGGCGCGGACATCCTCGAGGAACTCGGCGTGGCTTCGGTACCCGCGGTTGGGGTCCTGGTCCCGGGCCTCGCCCAGAACCTTGACGCTGGGGTCCGCGCCCCTCGTGGTGGCGCTGGCGGGGCTGCCCGACGCGGGGTTGCTGCGGCGGCCGGTGGGCTCTCCGAGGCTCGTGGTGGCGGCCTCGGCGCGCTCGCGGCGCTTGATGTCGGCGGTCAGGGCCTCGGCCTGGTCGAGGGCCTGGTCGTGCTCGGTGGCCTCGGCCTCGGTGAGGTCTCTGGACTCGGCGTCGGCCTTGGCCTGGAGCTCGTTGGCCTTCGTGATGAGGGCCGCCCGCTGGTTGCGGAGTTTCTGCAGGGGGTTCATGGTGGTCTCCTGGGTTGGCCGGGGTGAACGCGGTCCTGGGCGCGCGGCCGCCGGCGTGTGTCGCTCGGTCTGCCTCGCGCCGGAGACTCTGCTCTGGTGCTGTGGCTGGTCCTCGCTGCGGGCGTTTGGCTCGGGCTCTGCGTGCCGTCGACCGCGCGGGTGTGCCTGATGGTACATCGGCCCCAATACCGCGGTCAAGAGGCCTGTCGCGGCCCGAGCAAACCCCCCGGCACACCCCCGGGTACAGCTTTCGTCGGAACCGGGTGCTCCGGGGCGCCAGCAGAACGCTGGGAAAGCCCCCTGGGTCCAGCGCGCAGAATCGGGCCCGAGCAAACCCCCCGGCACACCCCCGGGTACAGCTTTCGTCGAAACCGGGTGCTCCGGGGCGCCAGCAGAACGCTGGGAAAGCCCCCTGGGTCCAGCGCGCTCGG